GTCCAGAAGCAGATCGAAGATCTGGAAATCACGAGAACAGAGCTCTGTAACACTACAGGCCTAAGTTACTCATCCTTAAACACTTCAAAGAAGTTTATGCCAAGATTATCTAATCTTGTGTTAATCTGCGAAGTACTGACAGAGCTTAAGCAAGGAGATCGAGCCTACTTCGATTCACTCATATTAGAAGCAATCAAGGCCAGCAGTAGAGATTATCGTTATGCAGTAGAACGAATGGAGAAGAACCAATGAACCAGGAACAAATGAAGAAACTATTAGCCCTCGCTAAAGATATGGGTATGGATGCAGAGTACAAGCATGCTCCAGAAGGTGCAGATATTGATACTTGGGATCTCTTAGAGAAACGAGATGCGAAATACGATAAGGAAGGAAACCTAACGAGCCCTCCGAAGCCCTATATAAACCGCAGTAACATCGCAATGATCTTGGAGAACGATCCGGAATATCGTAGCCTCTGTTATAACGATCACTCTAATAAGGTCAAGTGGAAGGATCGAGAACTTTGGGACCCCGATCTAGAGGAGATTGGCCTGCATATCGAGCGAGCCTATCGAATCAAGTATCCAAGCTCTGATATCAAGCGAGCAGTACTCCGAGTAGCCCATCAGAACTTAGAGGAACCGATCCATAATTGGCTACGTAATCTTCCGAAGTGGGATGGGGCTCCTCGTATTAGGCATCTCTTCCATACTGTATTTAAGGCTGCACGAATCGAAGGCTCGGAAGCAATCATTATGGAGATGAGTAAGAAGTGGGTTATCTCTTTGGTAGCGAGGATTATGCAACCGGGTTGCAAGATGGATACCTTCCTCGTTCTCTGCGGAGAGAAGGGATTGGGCAAGAGTACAGGCCTTAAGGCTCTAATCGGAGATGAGTGGTTCTCAGATAGTCCCATCGATATCTCCAAGAAGGATAGCCTCGAACTTATCCACAGTACGGAAACTTGGTTATGGGAACTCGCAGAACTTCACTCTCTCCAAGGTAGAACTGCGGATAACTTTAAGGCCTTCATATCTTCCGCAGAAGATAAGTTTAGACCCTCGTATCAGCAATTCCCGAAAGCCTATCTCCGGAGAGTAGTGTTCGCTGGGACTTCGAATAACTATCAATTCCTATCCGATGGACCGGAGCGAAGAGTATGGCCTATTACAGTTACTCAGCAAGTAGATCTCGAGTATCTCAAAGCAAATAGAGAGCAGATCTTCGCAGAAGCCTTAGAGGAATACGATAACGGAGCAATCTGGCATCTCGAATGGGAGAGCCAAAGAACCTTAAGCGAACTACAGGAAGCATACATTATCGATGATCCTTGGGCTATGAAGGTGAGAGAGGCGATCCTAACAGGAAAAAATACAACCTCTCAGATGATGGAGTTCTTAGAGCTTCCAGTATCTCAGCAGCATGTAGGTAACGCTCGGAGAATAGCGCAGATCTGTAAGGAATCGGGATACAAGCAAGTTATTAGAGAAGGTGTTCGGGTATGGATTAGAAAATAAAACTTGTACTACAATCTCGAAAGATGTATAATACTTTCGATTGGTTTATGTGAATAGTTATGGTTGGAGAGCTCTGGGTACTGCCTAGGGCTCTTTTTCTGTTTAGATCTCCCTGCAGAAGTCAAATATCACTTGAGATCCAGTAAGCAAACTAAACCAGATCGCTCTGTATCCAGTAAAAAATACAGATGATAACAGATAGACAACAGATAATAACAGATAGGTTAATCTGCGATAGTGCTCTACGTACCGAGCCAAAGTAACAGAAACACCCTAAAAAAGAGCATCGAGTAGTATAGAGAATATATTTTATCTATCTTTTTATATTATATATATATATAAGGGGCTCGAAGTACCCATAAAGTAGCACCTCAAGCCCACAGTATCGAAAGAGTAGCAGATTTCGCTATCTGTTTTCTATCTGTTTTCTATCTGTTTCTATCTGTTATCTAGAGAACGGAGTGCTCTTTTAACCCATGCTCTACCAGGAGAGCCTCCCCAAAGAGCCCAAGCGATAGCAGCCTTACTCGTTTTATCTTTCCTTGCTTCCGCAGATCCTTCTGCTTCTGCATGCCTAGCGAACCAAGCATCCATTAGTTCGAGCTGCTCTTTATCCACTTCACCGGAGGCAATTCTTCTAGCGGTTCGCATCCCGGTTCCGGGTACTCGCTTTCCTTTATCATCTTTGTAGGCTGCTCTTTTACTCATTGGGAGAGAGAGATTATAATCGATTGCTCGCTGGGCTAGCAATTGGATCTCTCTGGGTACTTTTACTGTAGGCATATAGCCTCCTCTTGTGTTATGTTATTGATATGAAAATGAAAAGATTTAACAATACTCCTCCCTCTATCGATGGTGCTAGATTGGCCCATCTCTTTCCCGGTATCGAAATCGAGGAAGAGTTTAAGATAGAGGAAGCGCAGAAGATACTCCGAGCAGAAGTAGAAGAGATGCATCATGCTATCAACTACCACGAGATCGGAGATACTTCTATTATATCAGTTAATGGAGAGGTCTACATAGTTTGTAAGTGGGATTCCTTCGGAGTAGATCTTACCTTCGAGAGAGAAACCTTTCCAGTATTAGGATTATTCGGAGCAGTACTTACTACAGTAAACATACTTCGAGGGCATAACGGAGATGAGGATAGCGAGGATTATGGCACGATCTAAGAGCGATAATCTCCTAGTCCGATACAAGATTACCAGATTGATTCGAGAGGGCTACAAGTGGGAGCAGGCTGCAGCAATCGCTCTCAGAATGTATAGAGATGGAGAACTCCAAGGAAGCAAGCCCTACGAGAAACCAAAGAAAAGAAAAGAGAGAGAAGAGCGCAGGAGAGATCGCTTCCGAAGATAATCCCCAGCAAGTAGAGGTACAAAGATGGGACAGTTCAAGAAACTATTAAGAAAGTATATACAGAAGATCGGAGTAAACGTAGTAACCTTCTCTTCTGAGATTGGAGTATCGAGTTCTACCGTATACAATTGGCTTAACGGAGTAACGATACCAGACTTGAAAACATTACTCCAGTTAGCAGATCGATTAGAAGATCTCACTGGTGAACAGTACGAAGAGATCCTAATCAAGTTAGTAGTATCAATCCCTCGGAGGTCAGATGCGTAAAGATCCTAGCATTAATCTCCATCTCGGATGCTCTCTGGAAGCTATGCGAAGTATGAAGGATAACCAATACGATCTAGCAATCGTAGATCCTCCTTATGGTATTGGGAGAAGTGGACAGAAGAAAACTATCTGTAAAAATCCAAAGCATAATAGAAAGTACTTCGAAGATAAAGGATGGGATAAAGAAATACCTACCCCGGAGTACTTCGAGCAGTTATTTCGAGTATCCAAAGATCAGATAATATGGGGAGCTAATTACTTTGCAGAATATCTCTATCCATCCCTTGGATGGATAGTGTGGGATAAAGCTCAATATGGTTTATCGATGAGTGATTGCGAACTTGCTTTCTCTTCATATCAAAGAGCTACTAGAATCTGGAAAAAGAATAGAGCAATATTTTTATCAGAAGGGGATACGATCCATCCTACGCAGAAGCCTATCGTTCTTTATAAATGGTTATTGGAGAACTATGCGAAGCCCGGAGATAAGATACTCGATACTCATCTCGGATCGGGTTCTATCGCTTGCGCTTGCTGGGATCTCGGATTCGATCTAGATGCTTGGGAGATTGATACAGAGTACTTCGAGAAAACAACAGAACGATATACACAATACTCGAAGCAGAGTAAACTATTCTAGGAGGTAGAGATGGAGATAAAATTGTTCGCTTGCCCAATCGGAAGAGAAACCGATATCGAATACATGCAAGAGAAACTAGCAGAACTAGACCCAATATACATAGCGGTAGATCTTAACGAGATGCTTAATAATGGAACTTCCAGAGATGAGATACTCGAGCTTGTATCTAGATATCAGCAGGAGGGTAACTGTTATCTTAATATGATGATGCCAAAAGATAACGAGTTCTTTTATACTGATGATTGGTTACGGGATCTTTATCGAGCTTGGAATAGTTACACTGGGGTCTTCTGGTGGACTCCTAGCCTAGCGATGGAAGCCCGATTGGCCACCCCTTAGGGCATGTGTACCTAGGGTACCCCCCCCGCACCTTAAGCGAACTACAGGAAGCATACATTATCGATGATCCTTGGGCTATGAAGGTGAGAGAGGCGATCCTAACAGGAAAAAATACAACCTCTCAGA